TCTGTGTACTCTTTTTCTTTTTTTGTAGCCTCTTCATTTGCTGCTGAAGTTTCAATAAATTTAGTAACTAAATATCCTAATGCTACAACTAATGCACCTATACCAGTAGCAGCCATTGCACCTTTTATTGTAGAAAATGTTGCTATTGCTGATGCTCTAATTGCATTAAATGATGCTATTGATGTAAGTTTTAATACATTAAATGCATCTTTCATTCCTAACAAACCATTCAGACCTGTTGCTAATGCAATTGCACCTTGTGTCTTTGCTATTACTTCATTCAGTTTTTGATTCTCACCACCCATTAAAGCCATTACACCTTGCATAGCACTAAATCCATTTGCTGCTATACCTACTGCGCCTGCTAATGCTTGGAATTTTGCTTCAGGGTTAAATGCTGAAACAACATTTTTTACATCTGAAATCTTATCTTTTAATTGACCTGCCTTTTGTGCTGCTGCAACAAATGCTGCGCTACCTTCTTCAAGATTACCAAGTTCATTTGTTACTGCTCGTAATTCTGCTTTTAAACTTTTAACCGAACCTACTGAACTGCCTACTTTTACTTCGGTGTCAAATATTATTTTCTCGTTTGCCATTATTGTATGATTGGATGTAATCTGTATTCTAATTCTATTAACATTTCACTGTTTCCTGCTGCTCCTAAATTTCCTGCTGTATCTATCTCAACTGCCAATTCTTTAAAAGGTAAATCGTTTATGTTTATACCCCTTTGTTTTTTAGCCACGTTTGAACTTGTTATTGCATTGTCAAATTCTAACAAGTGTGTTCCATCGCCATTATATTGTAAGTGTAATTTATGACTATTATAGCCAGTTGGTGTTACTGTTGTGCCAAAGAAAACTGTTATGTAAGCATCATAAATCTCTGTCCAATATCCTGTTTGTATAGGCAATATTTCAATCGGTGTTGTGTTTAAACTTTGTAGTTCTGCAACTGTCAATATGTGAGTAGCAAGTAATGGTTGGTCAATGTTGTTTATAACTGTTTCGCCTTCTCTTACACTTTCATAATCATTTGTTCCTATGTAAGTTCCACCATTGTTTATAATAGTATTATCTGAACCACCTAATATGTTTACTTGATTTGCATTTACAAAGTTACCTGTTGAATTAATTATTTGTTCGTACCCTTGCAAACTATTATCACTACCTTGCCCTATTACATCAACTCCTTTCGGGTATTGAGTGCCATTTCTATTTATTAATTGTTCGTATGCAGAACCCTCACCACCACCACCGCCATTCGTTACCAAGTTATAAGGTACGAATACTGGTGCTACTGCAAGTTTTAAGAATGTTAGCTTTGCAGGTTCATCACTATTTGAATCAAAGTCTACTTCATATAACCTATAAAATTGTTTGTCTATAAAATAACTATTTCTAAATGATAGGTTGTTTATTTCTACTTCATTTAATTTAACATAGTAAGTTACTAATTTAGAATCCTTGTTTGTGATTTCTTCTATTCCTTTTTTATGATAAACGTTATAGATGTTATTACTTGTTTGAGTAGTTGAGAATCCTGTCTTATAAAATAATTGAATCGGTGTTGTAAAGTTTATATCAAAAGTAGGTGCTAAAACACTATCGTAATGACCGACATAAGCATAAGAATCAAAGTAATGATATGTGCCATCAGGGTCAAGATAATGAAAGTAGTTAGTACCCATTGATGCACTTAAACCACCTGCTACCAATAGCCTTAATTTTGATGTGCTATCTATTGAATTTCCATTTGAATCTTTAAATATTATTTGACTAAATACTACTTTTGGATTGTTCCTTGCTGCTCCTAATGGTGTTGGTGCAAATAATACTTCTGTCTTATATGTTTCAGTAATAAAGTCATTTGTTATAGGTAATACTTTTGTTCCATAAGGATATACATATTGACTTTGGTAAGTTTGGTTTAACTCATCCTTATCTTCTGACATAGCAAATGTATATTCTTTGTACTTACTTGCACCTAATGGCTTTACTTCAACACCTCTGCTTACATCAATCTTATTAGTAAAGTCTACTGTATCACTTGTAAAATATACATCCCTTGTTTCAATTTTTAGTTTCTTACTGTCTAATGCATCAACCGAAACATATAAGTTAAACAACTTAATAATTGATGCTAAAAAGTCTGCTTGCTTAATATCAGCAGGTAAACAGTTTTCAAGTTGCATTGTGTCACCAATTGTTATTTCGGTAAATGGTATTGAAAAAAATGCTGAATCAGTTAATAAAGAATATTCCCAACTATCAAAATAATTTGATTCCATTTCTACTGAAATAATATCGTTTACTTCACACCATATACTTGGTGTTTCAAAATAAGTATTACTTGTATCAGTTGTATTTGAATTAATCTCTGTTCTTTTTGCTCCAATTAATGTTTTAGTTACACCTCTTGTTTGGTAAATATAAAATATTTGAAAGTTATAAGGGTCTGAAATAGGGTTAATTGGTCGCAGTGTTATATTTACATTTAAACCATACTGATAATGACCATTTGTTTTTACTGTAAATTGAAAAGTTGTATTATTATAACCTGCAGGTGTTGACTGTATGCCAGTATTGTTAAAAGGTAAATTTGTAATTATAGTTGTTATAGGTGCATAAGAACTATTGGTTGTTCTATCGCCTTTAAATGTTCTATCTGTTACTTGTTGTGTTGTTAGTAATAATTTGTCTTGTGTACATGGAACTACTAATTTATTAAAGTTAGCAGTTGTAAAAAAATCAGAACTATACCTATATCCTGCATCTTTAAATATTGCATCTACTATCGCCTTTGCAAATATTTGTGGTTTTTGGTGTACTGTATAGAATCCTTTTTGGTCGTTACTAAAACCTTTGTCAATCAATCCATAGTAGTAACCTCGTGTTACTAATGGTGTCCAACTTGCTGCGATGTTAGTGTAATTCCAAGTATGGTCATAAGCACTTAAATCAAGTTCATTAAGTTTCTTTTCGCCTAAATCTTGAAACAAGTTAGCAGTTCTGCCAATTATTATTACCTCGTATTCTATTTGATATTCATCAACTATATTAATATTAGTTAGTTGCAAGTACCCTTGAATCATAGCTATGCCATTCTTATAAAGTATTGCATCTGCTTTTAAGTTTGGGTTAAAGTCAGGAGCAAAGTTGTACGTATTAGTATTTTGAACTGAACGTGCTAAATTAAATATATTGCTAAAAATATCATTGTTGTTGTGAGTACCGGGCAAAGTAATTGTTTTAGTGAAATCACTTTTTCTCTCTGCTATATTCTGAATATCAATTATACTTTTGTTAATAGGTAATGGCACATTATCATACAAATCAAGTTCATACTCAACTATGTTTGCACCTGCTACTTGGTTTATTACTAATCTGTTTTGGTTCATTATAGCGATTGTCTGTAACGTGAGTAAGTGTATTCTATGTCAAATGTTACGTTAAACATCTTTCTATCGGTTAAGTATGTTTTTATTTCGTAACTTGTGTTGGTTATGTTTACTGCTACAAATTCCGTTGCGCTTCTTTCAAGATATATTACAGGTGATGTGGCTAATTCTTCAAGTAATGTGCTTTCTGTTTCTGTTATCCAATCACTATTGATACTTATTTTATCGTTTATTGTAGTGTTGTAGTTGGTTTTTAACCTATCTTGCTTACTGTAACCTATTGGCAATGGTGCTTTGAATTGTTTACGTTCTATATCCATTGCGTTTATTGTGTTCTTATTGAAGTTAAACGTATCAAATCCACCAAGTTTATTCATCCAATGTAGTCTTACTGTTGGGTATTGGCTGCATTCTGTGTTTAAACTGAAAGTTCTTGATGCTAATACGTTACTTGCTGCACCTAATAATGAAACATTGTACGTATCAATTATTGATATTCCACCTGCTATTAATACATCTTGTGCGTACTTTCCTGCTTTTATACTAAATAAATGTTCTTTTGCAGTTAATGTTACTGCTGTTACTACGTTACCAGTTGCGCCTGTGTATTGTATAAACTTAACTGCTGTATTAGGGTCAAACCAATATAAGAACTTCTCTTGATTACTTTCGATTCTTTCGGTACTTCCTGCATTTGATAAGTAACCAAAACCACTTACATTTAAATTATCGTATGCAGTAGATGTGAAGTCTTCAAAATCAAATATTCCATTTCCTGCAAAGTTATAACTTGATGCACTTGGTGTTGTTGGGTTACTTGCTAATACTCCACTTAAAGTAGGTATTCCACTTACATCATATAGTTCTCTAAATTGTACAAAGTATTTAAGTCTTGAATCAGTATTAGTTCCAAAAACTCCTGTTACATTATTAAAATCGTAGCTAACATAGTTTTGCAATACGTTGCCGACATCAAATGTTAGTTGTGCGCTACTTGGTTGTACTGGATATTTTAACCTCGCTAATGGATTGTTAGCGCCACTTGTTTCATTTACATCAACTATAAAATTGAAGTTCGGTTGTGCAGTTAGATTTGAACTTACTGTGTATGGCACTTGATTAAATGCTGCCATGAATGCGCTTGGTGTTGCTATAATTGTTATTGCCATTACTTTATAATTACTTTATAATTGCTAATTTTATTTTTACTGCCATTTCTTTTGATAGTGCTTTGTTTAACATCTTTAATCTTTTAGCACCCACAGCAGGTTCGACATAGTTCATTGGTTTTATTCCGCCTATCTTGGTAGCTACTGCCATACTCATTGCTTCCTTTGTGATTAAGTCTGCTTGTTTCTTTTTATTCTTACGGATTAAAGTTTGTTTTCTTAATCCCTTACTGCCAGTTCGTGCTATGTATTGCTTAAAACTATTTAGCATATCAGGTGGCACTCCTAAATTCTTAAAACTAAATTGACTGTTAGGTGCTTTTGCTTGATTGAATACACCTTTCACACCCTCATCCACAAATTCCCAATAGTATTCACCTTTAATTTGTATTCCCAATGCTTTTGGAAATGGAATTAATGAACTTGCCAATGTACTCGCTTGTTTAGTTCTTGCTTTACGAGTTATAATTTTGCGCATTATTTCAATAGAACCATTTGCCCAATCTAAAAAGATTCCATCAACACCAGTCTGCAAATCTTTTGCAAAGGTATCAGGTGAACTGCCATACTTATTACCTATGTTCGTTGCTGCGCTTGCCATTTTATTTTGTCATCTTCACTTTTATCCTTGTAAAATACTAATGTGTTTAAGAACTCTATTATGTTCATATCTTCAAAGTATTCCCACTTACTTCTATCGTTGTTTGCAAGGTTGTTTATTGCTACAATCCAACCCCATTTAGTTTCGAATGTTTGTCCAATATTGGCTTCACTTTCTCCAGTGCTTTCTCCGCTTCCGATTCCAAATAGATTAGGATATTGTCTGCTAATTCCTTGTAGTACCTGCAAAAAAAAAGCATGATAGGATATGCCTGCTCAATTTTCATGTGGTTTAAAAACAAGTCTGCAACCTCTTTATGATTCGCACCATCGTATTTCTTTACCTTACCATACCAATTCTTTTCAACACATATCGCTGCTAAAATATTGTGAATGTTGTTTATTATATTCGCTTCATCTTTACAGAATGAAGTTGCATCAATGTACTGTGCTGCTTTTAATTTTTGAGTTTGCCAAATACATTTAAACCTTCTACCTTTTACTTTGAAATCCATTTTAACCTTTGCGTTTGGATTCAGATTTTCTATTTCACTAAATGCTTTTAATGATTTCGTTAAGTCTTCAATTGGCATTGATTCTATTTCATCAAATGTTTTGTTAGTTAATTCAGCTAACAATTTGATGTTTCTATTCAATGGGTCTGTTTCAAGTTCTGCAATTGTTTTGCATTTTATAAACTGACTTATGGTTATTTTTTCAAACTTCATTCTCTTTAATATATAAATTTTTTACTTTTTTGCTAAATTTTCATTGTTGCATATCTTCCTGCGCTTGGATTGTCAAGTTGAAATATTACGTTATACCTAATTGAATCAATCATGTGATTCCAATTATCAATATACATGTGGCTTGCTTTGTCTGCATAAACATAGTTGTTTAATTCCTTTGCTATATTGTGGCTGTTTGGCTCAACTATAATGTTATAGTTTTGCATTCTTATTATACCACTTTCAATAGTTCCTTTCTTTACTGCTCGTATGTTTATACCTGCATGCTTTAAATCTGCGATTAAACGGTCTTCTGCACTATCTGCTATGATTACCTTACCTTGCGTTCTATCTTTCAATATACCGCTTAATACGTGGGTTTTTAAACCATTTGAGTATAGGTGTTCTTTAACGTATATTATCTTTCTTACTTTGTCAATAGCTACTTCACTCAATGCGTCAGGGTCAATACTGAAACCAAAATCCAATCCGAATGAAGTTTGTAATCCGTGTGGGTTAAATTCTCCAAATGTCCAATTAGTAAATACTACTCCCTCTGCTTTGTTTACCCAACCACCTAAAACAATATGTTTGTATTTAGCTGGGTTGTTTTCTCTTATCCGTTCTATTTCGTTTAAGAATGATTCGT